TTAGAAAGTTATTGGTCATACCTTTATTTATATGTTTTTGATACTAAAAAGGCCCCAATTAAGGGGCCTCTTATTACTTACTTTCTAACTTATATTATAGGTTAGAAACCGCAATTGAACGGAAGTAAGGGTTGATACCAGCACCTGCAGCAATATCAGCAGATACAAATGGATTCGCAGCCATACCGTAACGAGTTTTGAAACCGATACGTGGTTGGAAGTCATCTTGACCAACAGTCTTCATCATGCTTAATGGTACGTATGGGCAGTAGAACATACCTGCGTCATATGGGTTAGTACCCTTGTAACCAACAACAACTGAACCTGATACAGCAAACGGATCAACGAATACTTTCATACCGTTTAATGTGCCAGCTAACAACGAGCCAGTTACATCAACATCCATTTTACTAACTAAACCATAGTCCATAGAACCAGTAGCGTTTAACGCAGCTGCAACGTCTGAAGAACAAACGATGAAGTTACCTTTACCACGACGCGTCTCTTGAGCGATGATATTTGCTTCTTTAGCAAGATGGTAAATTAAGCCTTTAAAGACTTCAACTTCCCAACGACCTTTTGACGTACCAGTACCAACTGTAGCATCGAACTCATTTGCAACACCACCAACCGCAGAGATTGCTTGTGATTCCATAGTTTCAATTACTTCACGATTGATTTCAGCAAGAATCTCAGTAGATAAGATATTTGCTAATTCAGTCTCAGCAGATAAACCATGTACCGCTTTAAGATCTTGCGCTAATTCAACAGTATAGTTGGCTTTTAGTGCACGAGTCTTAGCAGTTACAGAAGTCTTCTCGATTGAGAAACCCATTGTGTTCATAGTCTGGAATTCCGCAGTAGCTGTAGAAACTGGACCTGAGAACGATGTATCAACATTATCATGTAATGCTTCATCACCTTTAGTAACTGCACCAGCAGTTGTATCATATTGTGATTTCATTGCAAAGATTAGTCCAGTTGGACCAGTCATTGCTTGAACACCAGCAACATCAAACGCAATTAGGTTTGGTGTAGCACGACGTACTAATGAAATTAATACAGGCTCCCAATTATCAACAGTACTGTTAGTAATTGATGCATCCTCGTTTAGTGATCTTGCTTCAATTGAAGCTTTTTCTTGGTTCTCTAATACAACGGCAGTTACCTGTCTCTTGTGAAGTTCAGTAATTGAACTTGCACCGTCTGCATCTAAAACCGGAGCCCATTTTTCAACTAGGGCTTGAGTATTTAACTCTTGTGACATAATTGTCTCCTATTTATGTGTTTTAATAGCATCAAGATATTTAGCCATTGAGCCAACAACCTTGGTGTTTTCTTCTTTTGCATCTTCAGTGATAGCATCAATAGATGTATCAACTTCATTTGCGCCGTCTTTCGTGTTCATATAAGACTCTTTAATAGTTGCAACTTTAGCAGCATAATCTTCGTTATTATCAGCATCCAAAGATTCTGTTAATTCCTTTAATTTTGCAGCTTCTGTAGCAGCTAAGCCTGCACATGCTTCATTAATGATATCAGCTCTTTCGAAAGCTTTAACTTTCTCCGCTAATTCCATATTTGTAGCTTGTGATTTATTTAACTGATCTTTAGCATCTGTAACTTCCTCAGTTAAGGCGTCAACAATTTCGACCTTATCTTCTGGAACATTGATGTAATGCTCAGTGAACACTGTATGTAGTGAGTCAATAAATGATTCAGTAATTTCTGATTTTAAGCCATGCTCAATTGCCACTTCGTTTTCTTGAACCCAGTTCTCGACAACGTAGTTTAAATATCCATCAACTTTATCAACCAGATCTTCCTTGATTGCATTTACTTCGCCCTCTAAATCAGATGCATAACGCTCTTCTAATTCAGTGGTTTTTTGTGCTAATTTCGAATGTAAAGCAGCTTCGAAAATAGTAGAAGCTTTAGCTTTGAATCCTTCAGATAATGCATCTTCTGCACTAACTAAAGCATCAAGGTCCTCTTTGAAAGTCTCTTCTTTCTGAACTTTCTTAGATTCTTTTTTAGCTTTTTTGCCTTCTTTCTTTTCGTCTTCTACTTCACCTTCTTCATCATCACCCTCTTCGTCTTCTTCATCCTCATCTTCAGTCTCGACTTTCGCCTTTTCTTTGACTGCTTCTAAGATTGCGTCCAAGTCAGCTTTGTCTAATGCAGATAACTCCGCATTAATTGCTGATACCGTACGAGCTTCTGTTAAAGGGGCATCCGTAGCTTCTGCAACTACTTCCGTAGTATCTTCTGCAACTTGCTCTGTAATTACTTCCTCAACAACACTCTCTTCAGCAATGTCTTGTATTTCTTCTGACATATTTTACTCCTGTAAGAGTTATAGTTTAGAGAGGAAATGTTCAAAATTCTCCATCTGAGTTGCAGTATTATCTACTACCTCTTCAGTTGCCGATTCCTTCATTTCTGTCTCACCTTTTTCAATTTGCTCTGAAACTGTATAATGGCCACTATTATCCATTTTCCAGTCAACACCTTCCATAATGCCATTTACAAAAGCATTAGGTGCTGAGGGGTCTTGGACAATGTCAACTGTTGCAAGATGAAAATCATCTTTCACATAGTTAACACCATTCTTCATTTCAAGGCTTCCCATACCACGACTAGAAACACCAAGTTGAACACCACCTTCAACCAAACCTTTTACGATTTGACCCATAGGAGTATCCAAAATGAGTGCCTTCCCAACGACATTATTACCATCCCATTTAAGTTCGGTAATTCTGTGCGATACTTTGTCAAGATTGATTGAAGGGCCGTCTGGGTGATTTAATTCACCAACCGCTCTACCAGTCTTAACTTGTTCATTTACATATCTATCTACTGCCTGCGTAAGAACTTCGCGTGTATATACACGTCCATTTCTATTTTTGCCTTCCGCCTGCATAAAAATTCCTTCGATATAGACTTCTTTCTTACCGTTCTTTCCTTCGGTAATTGTATAGCCTAAATCACTTTCTCTGTATTCTGTTATTAGTTTCATACGTCCATTACCTTTAAAAAGTCTTTAAGAGCTTTCTCAGCATCTTTAACTGATTTAAAAACGTCTAATTTAGTATCATCTATATACAAATTAAACTTACCTTTAAACGATGTAACCACAGCCGTTACGTCTTTTTTCTTACCTAATCTTTTTAGTTCTTTAACAATTTCTTCTCCCTTTGGGAGCTGCATCTTTTTTTCTAGAACTATGTTAAAAGATTCTTTAAACTTCTTCATTTCCGGTTGGTTCCTCTACTGGCGTATCATGTACACCATACATAGTTTGAGCAATCTCTTGCTTCTTTGCATTTAGTGCATCATTCATTTTATCAGCCATAATATTGTTAAATGTATTATTGCTTTTTGCTGCATCACCAACTTTCACGTTATTAATTAAATCTTCAATACTCATTATTTTGTATCCTGTGTAATATATTTATAATAAAAGCCCTCTTCAGAACTATTCTTCATCTTCCTCTTTTGAAGGTTTTTCTACTGGCTTTGGCTTTTCTGCAGGAGCAGGAGCTGAATCCATACCAGTATCATCTTCATCTTCATCATCAAACTCACCAGCCTCTGTTTCTGCGTCAATTTGCTTTTGAATTGCAGCAATATCTTCATCGCTTTGGCGAAGTAATGTTTTCTTAACCCATTCTTTAGAGAAGTATGTACCAACATACTCATCCATCATGGTTAAGTTCTCCATTCTTTCTTTAAAGATTTCGCTATCTTTAAGTTCTGAATAGTAGTTATCTCTAGCATATTCAATAAGCATTTCCTGCTTCATATGCTTCCAATCACTCGGTACAATAATCTTCTTAAGGATTAACTGACGCTTTAAAGCTTCCATAAATAAATGAGCGAACTTATTTCTAATTCGATCAATAAACTTCTGGAACTTCAACTCATCTCGAGTAATCTCACTTGAACGACCAACATTAAATGTAGAGTCTTGCTCTAATCTAGATAATGGAACATTCAAAGCTCTGTATAATTTCTTTTGGAAATAGATAATATCTTCTACTTCACCTAAGTTTTGACCACCAGGTAATGTAGTAATCTCTGTACCTCTACCACCCTCTCTTCGAGGTAACCAGAAGTCTTCCATAACGGATTTATGATCTCTCTGATCTTTAACTTCACCCGTGGCCGGATCGTAAACAATCTTATTACGATACTTATTCATTACATTATTAAGATATGCTTCTGCCTTACCCTTAGGTAAGTTACCAACATCAATATAGAATATACGACGTTCAGGTGCTCTACTTATTCTGTAGATTACCATTGAGTCTTCCATCATTGATAATTGATTAAGAGGCTTTAATGCTTTGTGCAAGTAACCAATTACTTTATCTCTCTTCTCATTCAATAAGCCTGAGTTAACTTGGATAATAGCGTCGGTAGAAATCTTAAGGCCTTCACCAGCATTAATATGATCATCATCTTGGTACAAGTAGTATTCACCAAGTTCTACTGTTAACTCAGCACCGGTCTTTGGATCTTTCTCTTTAGTTACTTCTTTAATCTTACGAATCTTGGTTGGATCAATTTGCTTTAATTCCATGATACCATTATCTGGATGCTTATCATCAATGATAACATGGAAGAATAAACGACCATCAATATACCAACGTCTGAATAAGTCATAACCATTAGTATTCATATCTAAGGTATTAATAATTTTATCAAACTCTTCTAAGATTAACTTCTTAACATTATCAGGTTGATCTAATTCATCAAGGTTTAAACTTAGTATACCTTCTTTGTCATAGGTAATTGATTCGTTAGTAATGTCTTCAATAGCAGCATCAATTTCTGGATAACCAGCAATATTTCTATATTTAAGGATTAAGTCAGAATCATTCTTAAATGAATCACCACTGATATCCATGTATTGGCCATAGAACCCACCAGTCGGGGATATCTCATATGCGCCGTCCTCGTTGGTACCAGCGAATGATTTTGCCTTTTTCTTTTCTTCTGATTTCTTTTGTTTAAATAAGAAACCAAATAATTTATTATCTTCTGCCATAATTTTCCATGAGTAATACTCTTTTATAATAACTATATCTATTTATAGCGATTATAAAAGAGCACCCCGAAGGATACTCTTTTGTTTGTTACGATTAAGTTGTTGTATCAGACTCCCAATACTGTACTTGTAGTTCAACTGTAAACTCTTCAATCATGTTCTCACTATCATAAGATACTTCAATAGCACCTAAGTTAGTTGGGAAACATCCACGAATGTTATAAGATTTTACTTCTGTACCATCTTTATCAAGTTGTGCGATAATCATATCCGACATGTAGTCAGATGGATTAGTCATACCAGTATTAGCATTGTGCTGATTAATTCCATTCATCCACTCTTCAAAAGAGTTACGAACGTCAAAACCAGTATCATTGATAACTGTAATAGTCCAAGGTTCAAAGGTTCTATCACCTGCGATCTGTAATTGTCTACCACGGAAAGGAACCATGATAGGATTAATTACTGAACTTGGCAATTGAGCGGCTTTGACCATAAACGATGCTAGTTCAACGTCGGATGTAACGAATGCAGGGAAACCTAAGGTTGCCTTGAATAAATTACTACGTGCACCACCACCGATCAGTTTTGATTTAAAATCATCTACTCCTAAAATAGCCATGATTAGTTACCTCCAGCGATTTCACTAAACTCAACACCAGTTCTAGTAGCAATGAAGTTTAGTGTAATGAAGTTAATAGAACGTGCTGGCTTAATGTAAATATCAGCAACGAATCGATTAGTATCGATAATATCACCAGTATTATTAGTCTCATTACAAACTACTTTAAAGTCTGTAATACCACGTCTGCCCTTGATATCACGTAAGAACGGTTCAACCATATTTCTGAACTGTGCTCTCGTGAACTCATCGTTAAATTCAAATAGCTGGAACTTACTAGCCACTGAAATTGCTTTCTCCAAAGTAATAAACAATCTACGTACATTGATTCGATCAAATGCAGAAGGTTTACTTTGTAAAGTCTTGTCACCGTATAAAACAGTTCCTTGACCAGCGAAAGATACAATTGGATTAACACCTGCTTTATATAGATCATCTCTATCTACTTGTTTTGGATTAAATGCAAGACGAGCAACATTACGTACACCACCTCTTGTAAATCCTGCTGGAGACCACCATGGATCTGCTACTTCATCAGCATTAGCGGCTAAACCAGCCATAGAGCCTGAAGCCATAATCCAGCGGAACGAATCAGCATACTTATCGTATACATACAAAGCGCCAGAATCAGCAAATGCATATGAAGTAGAATTTACTGTGTCTCTCCAAGCTTTAACATCTGTCACTGCAGCTGCATTACCAACAGTATCTGCAATTGCTGGAGAAACAAATGCAACACAATCTTTGCGTTCATCTGCAATACCTGCAATATAGTTAGATAATGTAGCAATATCACTTGACTGAATAATCAATGAAACTTCAACAGTTTCTGCATCAGAGAAATGATCGTATGCTGTTTGAAGATCGCCAAGATCTACATTTGCATTATCACCAACACCACCAGTTAACTCTTTTGTTGCAATTGCAGTAGAAGTGAACGTTGTACCCGCCGCATCATCACCAGACTCTGGTAATTCTGTTGCAGGATCTGTACCAACCCTAACCCACATTGATGATTTATTTAAAACATTTTTCCAGAAATTATCTGTGCCATCTGACGCTTTCGCGTCTCTTGCCATAGAAAGATATTCCCATGTTTCAAGTACTGTATCTACAGCACCAGTTAACTGTCCATCATAATCATAAATTACAACATGTACTTCGTCATTTACACCGGCAACACCAGCTGCATAAGTTGAAGTACCTGGAGCTGTGTTGAAATTGTCTTTCCATGCCCAAGCAGCGAATTCGCCGGCCGCACATACGGAAATACCTATAGAATTACCCATTTTGCCTGGGAATCGACCCATTGCCCAATCTGGTTCAGTGATTGTTAATGTATCAAAATGATCATCGTTTTTTGCTAATATACCTGTACCAGACGCTGTCGCGTTAACTGTTAGTGCAGATACTGTTCTTACTACTCTCAATGCGTTACCATAACTAAGGAATTGAGTTGCATTCAAAAAACACTGGAATGTGTTGTTTGAAGACTGCCCAAACGTTTCAACTAATTGTTGTTCTGATCCGACCGTGACAATCTCATCTGCGGGCCCCCACTGGAATGTTCCAGCGATTGCACCAATAGACGAAGACGTGGCGGGAATAACGTTAGTTAAATCGGTTTCTTTTACCTGTACACCAGGTGATACTAAAAAAGCCATATTAACTCCTAATTTTCAATTATTGTTAAGAAAAATCATTATACGTTTATATTCAATATACTTATTTATAATTATTACCCTTTCCATACTTCCCATTGAGGTACGTTTGATTTGTCATCATCCATATTATCATTAATTATACCGAATGGAAGTAAGTCATTTTCGATTTGTTTAACTTTTTCTGCGTATAACATGGTTTTCATATCGATATTTGATATCTCTTTAAAGAATTGAGTTGTAGAAAACCATCCGAACATCACTAAATTCATCATTAAATCGTCATGATTACCTGGAGAAGCCTCATATGATGCGCCTCTTGCAATGAACGTCGACATTTCAATAATAGTATTCTCATCTACAATATCTAATTTATTTTGTTCTATGATATCTTTAATATTAGAACAACCAATTCTCTTAGTCTTTCTAGTCATTGTAACACCAATGGCATTAGCCTTAATCATTGATTCTACGTAAACATTCTCATATTCTAAATCATAATATAATCCATTACATACAACTTGGCCAGCATCGTTACTTTCAATCACAACATAACATTGATTATACGCATCAGCATATTTGTATATCAAGTCAGGGAATAACAATGGACTCATCATATTATCCCTAAACACAGCCACTTGTTTTAAAGGTTTAGATGATGCATCTATAATAGTAAATGTAGAATGATCTTGCCCTCTGCCACGAGATACATCCACCATCATTACATAATCATGATTTTCTTCAGGATTCTCGTATATACTTACGTTATGAGCATAACCAATTGGATCCTTCGCCCTTAATCCTAATAATGTATCTGCTCCTATAAGGGTATTACCTGTACCATGGAATGTATTACCAAATTCTTGTTGGAACTGAAGTTCAGATGTATTAGCTACAGTCTGTGCTTTCCA